CGTCAAGCGTGGAAGTCGTACAGCAAACCAGAGATACACGGCGCGCCGGGTGGCGATTGGCTGCACGTGGAGATAAACCCACAGATGGCAGACTCACCAAACCTTGTAAAACAAGCGTTTCAGAGGGTATTCACCGAACTGCCACAGTAATGCCCTATGGTGGAAACACCGACGATAGGAGATGCATTATGGCAGACGCTAAAACATACATTTATGAGGTTTACACAACCATCATGGACAGCCAACAACACGTGCTTGTTCAGATATTCCGTGACCCAGAGACCGACAAAGTGCTACACGCACAAATTGCGTTTAAGGACGCAATCGGTGACTCTTGGCAAACCCCTTACCAATTGGAGAAAAAATGACCTATTTAGCGATCAAATTAGGCGCATGGGCACTTAGCGGTCTAGCGTGTTTAACCCTGCTCTGGGACGCTCACAAAGCGCCTGACAGCCTGCCAAAGACCACAGGGCAACAGACCATAACCTTGACAAGCATTGTGCCTACCACGACAGCTGCGCCGGCTACAACCACCACCGTGCCAAAAGGCTGTGCAGAGTACGTGGCAGATGCAATTACGGCAGGCTGGCCAGCAGATCAAGCACCAGTGTTGGCGCGTGTGATGTTTCGCGAGTCGCGCTGCAACCCATTGGCATGGAACGGTAAAGACTCAAACGGTGGCAGTCGAGGTTTGCTGCAAATAAACGGCGTACACGAAACGTGGCTAATTGAGGCTGGCATCATTACAAAACTCGACAATCTGTTTTACCCAGATGTGAACATTAAAGCCGCGCTACACCTTTACCGTATGGTCGGCTGGTCAGCATGGTCAAGCACATATGGCTGATATTCCATATCCCGAAATAGGCATAACAGAGGAGACCCGACAGATGTACCCAGAAACTTATTCAGACAAATACAACAAAGTGTTTAAAGAATTCATAGATGACATCTTTAGACCAAACCACGTGCCGAAACCTGAACAGCCAGACCACAGCATTTTGCTTGATGAATTGGTTGTGATGTATGACGCGCACATGACAATTGGCGGTGAGCAAAACAGATTTAATGCCAGCGTGCTAAAGGCGGCCATAAATGTTATACGCGCCTTGTAAATTATGCGGTTTAACAATGCACGGCACAAGGTACAGACACAACCCAGAAAAAGTTTTATGGTTACACCCCAGCCTAAAAGCGTGTAGTAAGGTCAAACCAATAAACCCGACTAAGAGAAAGAACCCGACATGAGCGATCAACTAGAAATGTTTACAACCACACTGGGATTGGCTGGAGAACGCACACAAGTTGCGCTCAATCATCCATCTGTAGCAATCGCACACAACGCGCCAGACACGTCACGCGAAGCAGGCGAAGCAGCCAAACCACACGCAGGCAAACAACGCGAACTAGTGCATTTTTGGATTAAGTGGGCTGGACGCACAGAGGCTAAAGGCATGACCGCAGACGAAATAAGTGTGCTACTAGACCTGCCTGCACAATCGGTATCAGCGCGCATTAACGGCTTGCATCGAGACGCGTACATTGTTGACAGCGGTACACGCCGTAAAACACGGTACGGCCGTAACGCAATCGTCTGGGTGGCTTGCTAATGGCACACTTTGACCTAAGCCTGTACGAAACAGTTGCACAACGCTTAGTGCGCTGGTGGGCAGAATACCCAGACGGCCGCATTATTACGTCAATCCACCACTATGACGGGTCAACCATCATCATGCGCGCAGAGTGCTACAACAACGATGACCGACTCATCGCCACAGGCTATGCAGAGGAAGTATTTGGCAACAGTCCAGTAAACAAAACCAGTTTCTTAGAAAACTGCGAAACCAGCGCCATTGGTCGTGCGATCAGTAACAGCCGCATAGGGCACACAGGCGAGCGTGCATCAGTAACCGAAATGGAAAAGGTCAACCGCATTAACAGTGCGCCGGCTAAACCAGATAGTCACGGCAGCGCTACACCTAAACAGATCGGTTTCTTAAAGAGCCTTGCGCGTGGTAAAGGCTGGGATGATCTGCAGCTGCTCGACTACATCCACAAACTGTTACAAGTAGATGATGTCGTTGTAGAGACACTTACTGCAGGGCAATGTTCAGCCGTTATAGATGGGCTAAAAAAATGAGAAACCCTAACGATGAGTACGACCGCTTACACGATCACATGACAGCGATTGCGCGCGAGCGCGACTGGCTACAACGCGAGGTGGAACGCCTTACAGATGAGTTGTATTTAGCCCACGAAGCGCTACGAAGGGAGATGCCATGAGCCGTCACGTTTGGTTGGCATTGGCTTTAACAGTGTTATGCGCCGTGTTAATGGCAAGGTCTGATAGAAAATGACTCGAAATAACGTTGGTTGGCAGACGGCTTGCTTGGCTTGTGGTTCAAGCTGTAATCATCACGGCTCTGGTAGGCCTAGAAAGTATTGTTCACAAAAGTGCAATTTAAGCGTGAACAGGCCAATAAGGATAAAAAAGAACAAAACAGGGATGCCACGTTACATAAAAGAGTGGTCTTATGAGTGGGTTAGGGCGTGCAAACTTGCTAGAGGTAATTGTTTAGATTGCCAGCGGCCGCAAAACGCAGAAAACACCAAAGCGTTTGATTGGGATCATCGCATACCTGCAATTAAATGTTTTGATTTAACCAATATTCCAGCGCGCACAAGTCGAGCAATGGTCATTGAGGAAATGAACAAATGTGATGTGATATGCGCTTATTGTCATAGATTGCGGCCAACATCATTTCTAGGCACACCAAAACGTTTACGAAACAAAATATATGAACAACTTGATATAGGCGGATTGTTCGCGTCTTAAAGTACTTACAATCGGCTATTAACCGGATACCTAAGCCTGTCGCAAGGCGGTTGGATGATCTGCGGTAACGCAGTTAGACCAGCGCGCACAAAACCTGCAACACAAAAGGCAATGTGCTAAGCGTTGGGGCGGCCTGTAAACATAATCAGGCAGATGTGCAAGGTAATCGGATTGAGGCAGCCCGATGGGTAGAGCATCATCACTTTGTCTCGACTCACACATACAGATGACATACACTTAACAAACCGACACAAAGGCAAACCCGATATGCAACGACAACAACATCAAACGAGAGCAAGCCGCTTGCGGCGCGGTAGCAATGGGTAAAGAACACAGCAACCCAGAATACAAACGCAACAGAACTATAATTCTGCAAGGCAACCCCACGTGCAACTACTGCGGCAACCCAGCCGACACAGTAGACCACATAGTCGCAGTAATGAACGGCGGCGGACACGACCTAGACAACCTGCAACCATGCTGCGCAAAATGCAACAACCGCAAAGGACACAAAGAAGTAGCACAACGCAACCGATCAGTGAGCCACGCAAGAGCAGAAGCAATGCGAAACCATGCAATACCAATTGCAAAAACAGAACCGTTTTTTGTAGAGAAAAAAAAGTTCACCCCGACCCAAGTCTTGTCTATCCCAACTGGCCCTAACCAGCCAGTACCGGCAGGGATTGGTCATGCGCAGCCAAGATTGCAAACATCGAGGCCCGATCATGTGGGTTCATTTGCGCCGCAAGTTAGGGAATTTGCCAGTGAGCATCTAGGGGTTGAGTTGATGGATTGGCAGTACACCGCGCTGGATGGTCAGCTGCTTTATGACGAGAACTTTGAGTTAGTTAACCGTGTGAGCCTTGTTTCTACGGCGCGCCAGTGCGGTAAGACGACTGCGCTGATGGCGCTCGTTGGTTGGTGGCTTACAGAGATGCCAAAGATACGTGGCAAGAAACAAACGGTGTTATCTACAGCGCACAGGCTTGATCTAGCCGTCATGTTGTTTGACGAACTTTCGCCTATTTTAGAACAGCGTTTTAACGCAACCCTAATGAAATCATATGGGCGTAACAGAGTAACGATGCCTGACGGCTCAACTTGGTTGGTGCGCGCGGCAAACAATTCTGTGGGTCACGGCACTAGCCCATCGTTGGTGGTGGCTGACGAGATGTGGGACATTTCGCGCGAGGTCATTGACGGCGGTCTGTTGCCGGCTCAACGCGCACAGGTTTCACCGCTTTTATCTATGTGGTCAACGGCTGGCACAGAGGCAAGCACGGCAATGTTGCGTTGGCGTGAGCAGGGTTTGCGCGCTATTGACACAGGCAAAAACGCATCGTTTTATTTTGCAGAGTGGTCACCGCCGCCAGACATAAACCCGATGACCCCAGAGGCATGGGTGTATGGCAACCCTGCGCTAGGAATAACCCTGACGGAAGCCACGTTGCTGGCAGAGTCGGAGAACCCTGATCGAGCAGCGTTCCTTCGCGCCAGTTGTAACTTGTGGGTGGCTAGCGACAAGTCATGGATTCAGCCGGGCCAGTGGCCTGCGCTGCAGTACGAGGGCGAGATACCAGACGGCGGCACGGTAGCGATTGAGACAAGTCTTGATGACACACGCTATTTTGCGGTGCGTTGCGTGGCTTTACCTGATCGCCGTACGGTGGCAACAGTCGAGTTTGTGGCAGAAA